AGCACGTTCTTTAGTTAACGTCACAGAGGCTAATATACTGTCTCTTTGTGCTTGTATATTCGCTGTGATGTCGCTGTGATTCATCAGCATATAAGCATTGTTTGAAATGGTAGCAGGTAGCATATTTTCCGTATCATATGCCGCCTTATAGGCATCGGTCTGATTCAATCCACTGATGATAGAGTCGCAGAATATAAGCTGTTTACTAGTTAATTTAGACACGTTTCTTCCCTGTGAATATATAGCATTCTTTTTGCGCTAGATTGCGGCTCGGTTAAGTCACAATCGCCTACTCGCTAGCACTGCGGCCCCTATCACTAGGGAACCCGCCCAATTAAGCCGCTCCTATCGCTAGCCTATCCACGTAGACACGCCTCGCCGCTAATGTTGGATAACTTCCATTAGCAGGATATTTAGCCTCAATTATATCAAATATCATCCACCTCGGCCTAAATATCACAGGAAATATACGTTTTTTGGCAAAATTGGTTTAATATTCGTTTTGTTAGGCGTGCAATCTGTATATTATCTATGATATAAAACCAATATCAAATTAATTGGAGCGGCACCAATGAAAGGCATCTATAGAAACCTAAACGCTAAGAAAGCGAATCAAGGCTCAGATATTTGGACGATTGCCAATGCTCACGCATCCAATGGCTATCTAGTCAAGGAAACCGGAGTGACTCACGGCGTTAATTTCAGCCTTTCCAATATCCTGATAAATAATCCGTCAAGTATTGCTAAGGGGTGCAAGCGTATCAAGGCAAAATGTCGGGAAGTGGTGGCTCTAGTCGGTGGCACGATAGGCGAGTCTAAACCTACGGGAAAATACTTGGGAAGATTGACGCTAGATTTACAGGCTGAATCTTTCCTGATGGTACTTGCTAGCGGCGAGCGTGTCGCATTCCCTAGCAATGTCAGCCTGTGGTTTGGTGCCACAGGTTGCGAAATCTACAAGAATTAATTGGAGTTTAAAAAAATGTCCAGCATAAATCTTACATCTGAACACTTGGCATTCATCCTGAATATATCCCGTGAATGGCAACGCGAGCCTATGAAATCCGCAGTGGTTCAAGAGCGCATGAATGCCAAATTCCCAGAGTCGGAACACGTAGCAATATGGCAACGTCTATTAGTCTCGATTGGAGTTAAATAATGGAATTATTGACACAAGCACAACAAGACAGATTAACTACTCGCGAATTGCGCTACTACCAAACGAATTACGGGCACCCACGTTTTGAGCGTCGAATGCAAAGATTAATCGATTCTATGGGTGCGGATACTGCCAGTAGATTTGGCGAAGAATTAATCAGGATAATCATCCGCAATTATGGCGCAGAAGAATTAACGGATAAATACACACAAAAATTATCAGAATTAGCCTAATTTAAATTGGAGTGTCCATCATGGCAATAACTAGCAGGAAAGAATTAATGCGATTCAGTCAAGATTGTTTGAGAGCCTACAAGGCACAAGGCGAGATTCCGACAATGCCTAGTCAATGGGCGGGCAGTGACTACGGTAAAGCTTATGCGGTATTAGTCCGATTCTGGAATGATGAACCAATCACGCAATCGGCAGTTTTTGCCAGTGACGGAAACGGTAAATTGCCTTTCTACGCTCTTTCGACATTGCCAGTGATTACGTGCCCCGGATTAGGTGAATGCGGTATTTTCTGCTATAGCCTCAAATCCTGGCGCAATCCGTTCGCATGGCTACGCCAACTAATCAACACGCTCAGATTGCATAGCGTCACTGGGCGCAATCAGATAGTTAAAGCCTGGCAATCTATACCGCAAGGCGAAACCGTCAGGCTTTACGTTGACGGCGATTTTGACAGTATGGAAACCATGCGTTTTTGGTTTGGTCTAATCGCTATGCGTCCAGACTTGAAAGTCTACGGATATTCTAAATCGTGGGCACTATTCCTAGAATGGAATAAATCCGGTCGGCCTTTCCCATCAAACTATATCTTGAATCTTTCGAGCGGTTCCAGATATGACAATATCTATCGTCAGGCTGTGGCTAAATTGCCAATAGTGCGCGGCGAGTTCATAGGCGTAGATTCAGCCTTGCCCATGCCGAAAGGCAAAACGTCGAAAGATATTAGGGCGTCGGTTGATTGGATACCCTATCAGGCGGCTGTACGTCAGGCGGCACAGGCGGCAGGTTACGGCAAGGTGTTCGTATGTCCTGGCAAGTGTGGCGATTGTGGCATCAAAGCCCACGCCTGCGGCAACGCCCAATTGACGATACCCATCGCGATAGCGATTCATTAATCTAACCTGATTCACTGATTCAGAGGCTCAGATTCTGAGCCTCTGGCGCGGCTGAATCAGCCGATAATAAATCTATATTTGGAGAGACTCAAAATGGAACGGTTCATAGTTCAGATATTCAGCCACGGCTACGGTTCCCACGATTACCACATCAAAGCCGACGCCGCGCCGGATGCGGTAGAGATTGCAAAATATCAGGCAAAATCAGAGTACCCGTGGGCACAGTCTCACGAATTGTCTGCTATCTATCAAAGCTTGTACGTAAACGGACGTGGCGAATTAGCCGTTAGCTAGTCCACTGGTTCAGCGGCTGAGAGTCTCAGCCGCTGACACGGTCAGACTAGACCGAATCTGCACGATTGGAGAGTCTCAAGATGGCTTGGAACACACTCGCAAATAAACAATACGACTGCAACCACACGAATATCATCACAGGCACGATTCCAGAGCCTGGCCGGACCGTATCACGCGAGGAATGCACAAAATGCGAGGCATGGTGGATGATAATCGACATTACAGCCGACGCTGAAACCTTGGAGCAGGCACGAGTCTGGGTATCTGAGTGCCTATGGCGCGACATTGACGGGGCCGACATTCCCAGACTGTCAGACAAACGGGTACACGCAGGCATCAACCGCCATTACGTCGGAGGCTGGGCGCAGTTTGTCAAGGATGGCGAATAGTGGAGACCATCAGCATCCAACAGCCATGGGCCTGGTTGATACTCAATCACGGGAAAGACGTGGAGAACCGCTCCCGCTGGCACTACAAGCACCGGGGCCGCGTCAGGATACACGCAGGAAAGCGCAGAGACAGCGATACAAGCCGCTTTAAGGCCCAACGTGACTACATAGCCAGCCTGGGTATTGAGATACCCGCAAACCTGCCCACAGGTGCCATCGTAGGCGAGGCCACGATAACCGGCACGGTCACAGAATCCGACTCGCCGTGGTTTGAGGGTCCAATAGGCATAGAACTAGCCGACCCGGTAGCCTACGCCGATTCGATTCCATGCCGGGGAATGCTTGGAATCTTTCAAACACAAATCTAGTACCAGAGGAATGGATATTATGGGATTCAATAACAGGCAATTAAGCAAACGCCCACGCCGCCCAAGTTATCGCGCCTGCTATGCCTGCGGCGAGCGTGTCGATTTAATCGATTGTGGCGTTGACGCCCACAAGTTTGCGGCCAAGGGCACACGCCGCAAACCGGGAGACTGTAACGGGCGTGTGTACGTCCACATTGACAATCAAGGCGATTGTCTCTTGCAGATGCAACCATAGCTCACCGAATCGGACCGACTAGACCAGACCGCTTGACCGTTAAGTATCAGACCTAATATACTCAACAGGCGATATTAAAAAGCAAGGAGACACCATGATACCAAAGCACAGCGCGGCTGAAAGCATGAAGATGCTGAAGCGTCAGAAATATTGCTTCAAGGCTACTCCCAATAGCCACGATGGCTGGAATAGGGCACTAACAACCCTTTTCCCAGAGCCTGCCTTCCACGATGTCATAGAAGCTCACGGCGTGGAAGGGTACGTCGATGACCAATGGGAGATACGGTTTCGGTCAGTAGGCGATACCGCTCTAAGGGATGGGCCTCGCTACTCCCGATTGATGAAGGCACTCTGGGATAATTTCGGACCGACGTTTGATGACTACGGCATCCGACTGACCAACAATCATACCGGACAATTTGTGCCGATAACCTAAATCTAAACAGCGCGGAGACACCATGACAACGAAAGACGAGGAAATCATAGAGGTAACGCACCAAACTGTTGAACGTGCAGTCAGGTCCCTCCAACGGAAACTGGATGACCTGAAATACGAAGACGGATTTGAGTGCAGGGACTGTCAATACGAGGGCCACGGATTTACCGTCCTGCCCGAATCCATGATGAAGGATTACCAATCGTCTAGGGACTGTCCCGACGAGATATATTGGGTGGTTCGCACATATGACGAGAACGCCGAAGAGCTTCAAGATGAAGACGGGTGCATTGACGATGAGCCAGAGTGGACATACGAGATAAGTCAATTTCTATGTGAGGGCCACGCCCCCGATTGCAACGGTGTTTGCGATTACCAAATACTTATGGAGCTAAATAATCAGTTAAGTTAGACCTAAACGAAAGGAGGGAAGCACCATATGGGCGGTTCAGAATTCATGAACGTAGGCAAGGGAAAGACGGCACAAGTAGCCTTTGACAATCTAGTGAAGCAGGCCCAGTGGGACCACGGTCACGCCGGTTACACTGGGACTATCGCAGAGAAGCGGAGCATGGTCGAATTCCCACGGCCCAAAGGGATGCGACGGGTTACGGTAATCAAAGCGGTACGCGACTTAGGTCGC